ATTTAGAATCATTTTTAAAAGATGCAGATTTAGAGGGTAATAATTTAAATTCAGTTATTAAAAGGGCACAAAATTATGCTTCTATTTATGGTCATTGTTTTATGATTTTAGACAAACCTAATATTACAACTAATACTCAAGCAGAAGAATTAGAACAAGATATAAGACCTTATTTATCAATTGTAACTCCAGAAAATGTTTTAGATTGGAATTTTGAAAGACAATTAAATGGCAAATATGAATTAAACTTTTTAAAAATTAGAGAAGAAATAGATAAAAATGGTGGAACTTACATGAGGCTTTGGTATCTAGACAGGATAGATACTGTTTACATGGAAGAAAGAGAAGAACCAAGATTAATAGATACTG